GACCGCGGCGACGGGCAAGGATCTATCGTTCGAAATCGACCCCACGGAAAGCGGGATCGCGATGATCCTCGCCTACTTGCTCGATTGGACGTTTACGGATTTTGACGGGCGCCCCGTTGTGATTCGCGATCAACCCCGGGCCGTCGTCCGGGCCGCGCTCGACGCGATCGACGCGGACTCATACATGGAAGTCCAACGGGCGATACAGGAACACGACAAAAGCGTCCGCGCGTACGTCGCGGCGGAAAAAAAAATGCCGTCTGGCGCGTCAGTGCCCGAACGGATTTCGCAATTTGTCGGTTGATGGGTTGGACGCTCGCGGACGTGTGGGATTTGCCGTTGCACTATTACGAATTCTTAATCGACGAAATCAACGCCGAAGCGGAGAAAACGAGACAGTAACGCCGTATGCCGCTAACCGCTAATTTTCTCGCGGATTTCTCGTCGTTTATCAACGCGTGCCGGGACGCGACGACGTCGACGGATCAGCTTGTCGAAGCGGCGGGGAAAGTCGGCGCGACGCTCGATCAAGCGGTCGCGCAAGCGGCGGGCAATCTCAAAAACGTCGGGTCGGGGATCGTCGACTTTGCCAAAAGTACGTGGGCGGTACTCGACTCGCAACAATTGCGAAATTTTGCGGGCGACGTCACGACGTTTGTCAGTCATTACGTTAACGAATTCGGCAAAGCGGAGCAATCGAACGCGCGACTAGAGCAATCGCTCAAAAATGCGGGGCTCGCAACCCCCGACGTCACCAAAGCGTACGAAGACATGGCGACGAGCCTATCCAAAATCTCGACGTTTTCGAGCGGGGCGATCAAAGACGCCATGGCCCTGTTTACGACGATCGGGAAAATCGGCCCCGAAGCCATGAAGTCGACCCTTGAAGCGACGATGAATCTGGCCGCGTATTGGCAAACCGATCTAACGTCCGCGTCGGCCGTGCTCGTTAAAGCCATGTCAAGCAATGGCGAAGCGTTGGGGCGACTCAAAAGCGTGTTGGGCGACTCGTACGTCCCGGGTATGTCGTTCGCGCAAATGATGGACGCGGTAAATTCGAAATTTGCGGGGCAGTACTCCGCGCAAGTCAAGACGACCGCGGGCGCGTTGGAACAAGTCAAAAATCAAATGGCCGAAATCGACGAGCGGATCGGCGCGTCGCTCGCGGGCAATTTGAAAACGCTTTTAGATTTGTTTCAGTCGTTGCCTGAACCGGTTCAGAATTTCGCGATCGCGGCGTACAGCATTGGGAAAGCGGTCGAGCCCGTCTTGTTGTCTCTGGCCGCGCTCGTGTCGTTGATCGGGGGCGGCGGGTTGATCGGATGGTTGACGAAAGCGGGGACCGCGATCGTCGAATTCGGCGGGATTATCGGGACGTGGCTACTCGGCGCGTTCGAAGGATTGGCGCCGATCCTGATTGGCGCGGGCGAAGCGATCGCGACGTTCGTTGGCGGTCTTATCGGTTGGCCCGCCGTGATCATTGCGGCGATCGTCGCGCTCGCGGCGGGGATCTATTACTACTGGGACGAAATCGTCGCGTTTCTCGGGAAAGCGGTCGACAAAATCAAAGGGTTTCTAACGCAAACGCTCCCCGCCGCGTTCAATACCGCGATCGAGACGGTCAAGAATTGGTACTACCAAACGAAATACTGGCTGTACGACCAATTCGTGGGGCTCGTCGACTTGCTCGTAAAAGAGCCCGACCGTATTTCGGACGCGTTCAAATGGATGTTCAACAACGTCGTCGGGTTTTCGTACGTGCCCGACATGATCAACGGGATCGCGTCGGAATTCGGGCGACTCGATCGCGTCATGATCGATCCCGCGCTCGCGGCGGTCGACGACGTCAACGCGGCATTTTCGAACGGGATCGCGCCGTTGAATTTAGGGACAACGGGCGGGCTCGGGATCGGGTCGACGAGCGGGCCCGTCAACGTCACGGTCAACATGTCGGGGATGCTCGGGACCGACGACCCGCAAACCCGATCGATGGTGTCGGACTTAGTGTCGGCCGCGGTCATGCAGGGGATGCGGGGCGGGCGGTTGTTGGGGACCGCGTAGCATGGCGGACCCCTCCGCGGTTGCGGTATTCGTCGCCGCGCACGACCTGACGCGGTTTGCCCGCGTCGGCCGCGTGCGGATTGACGACGTCTTGAACGACGCGCCCAATACGGCCGCGCTCACGATCATTCTGACCCCGCGCGTCGGGCCGTTCGAAACGGGCCCGTTTGCCGCGCACGCGTTCGACCATGGCGGTTTCAATACGAGCGACAACAACGCGCCCCTGTTTTACCCCCCGCCCGTCGACGTGGGCGCCCCGATCGCGATCTATGTCAACGGAACAACGGATCAGATTTTCGGCGGGGAAATTCTGACGCGCGAGCAATACGCGGAATTCGACCAACCCCAACACGTCCGGTTGGATTTGACCTGTATCGATTTCACGCGACGACTCAACCGCCGAAAAGTCGTGAAAGAGTACGGGGCCGCGTCCGCAAACGTGATCGTTGCGGACGTGATTTCGAATTTCGCCCCGACGATCGGGATCGCCCACGTCGAAGCGGGACTGCCGACGATCGACGGGGGGATCACGTTTACGTTTGAAGAAGTCTCGCGGGCCCTGTCTCGGATCGCGGAGAAAATTGGCGCGTACTGGTACGTCGACTATGCCGCGGATTTGCATTTTTTCGTCGGGACCGAAGCGGGCGCCGTACCCGCGCCGATCGTCCCGGGCGGTCGTTTCGCGGATCTGAAAATCACGGCCGACCTGTCGCAAGTCCGGACGCGGATCATCGTCGAGGGGGACGGGGGCACGGCCAGCGTGACGATCCCCGCGGGCGACGCGATCACGCCGATTTCGCAAACGCTCCCGTTCAACCCCGCGGGCGGGCTCGCGAAAATTGGCCCGACCCGCGTCTCGTATGCGGGGATCCATACCGGGGACGGCAAGACGAACACGACCGGCCCGATTACGGGCGGAACGCCCGGAACGCCCGGGGGGGCGCCCCCAACGGCCCCGACCGCGCCAACCGCGACCGCGGCGGGCTCAAGTCAAGCGGGCGGGTTGTCGGGCGGGCCGTATCGGTACGCGGTCACGTTCGAACTCGACGACACGTCCCGCTCGGACCTTGGCGCCCCGTCTAACCCCGTGACGATTACGCCCGCGGACGGCCCGCCCCCGACAACGGCCGCGTTGACCAATCCCCCAATGAAGGGGCCGATCGTGGTCGGGGTCACGTCGAGCTATGCGACGTCCTATGTCGACGCGAACGGGCGCGAAACGGCCGCGACGCTCGGCGGAACGCAACTAACCGGGGGCGGGCGCCCCGTCGATACCCCGTCCGGATTTGCCGCGTCGTTTATCAACACAAACGGCGGCATGGCCGCGGGGTACTACGATTACGCGATCACGTTTCTGACCCCCGGGGGCGAAACGCTCGCCAGTTATACGCGGAACGTGTTCATGTCGATCGCGGGCGCGGCCCGGATCACGTTGCCGTGGGCGAATGCGGCCGCGGTCGTTGACGGGCGGATTATCGGTCGCCGCGTGTATCGCTCGACGGTGAGCCCAACCCCCGCGACAGTGCTCCCATGGCACCACGTCGTCGACGTCCCGGGTAACACGGCGAATCAACAATTCGACGACGTGACCGCGGACGCGTATTTGTCGACGAAAACCCCGCCCGCGTTTTCGACCGCGACCGATATTGGCGAAGCGGCAACCGTGACGCTGACCGTGTCGGCCGATCCGCGGATCGTTCGACGGCGGTTGTACCGGAAAGACGGACCCGGCGAGTATCGACTTGTCGCGCAAATTCCCGACAATTCCGCGGTCACGTTCAACGACGTCGTTGTCGGGCCCGGGGGCGATTTGGCCCCGACCGCGAATCAGATCACGACGGGCGCGATCAACGTCTCCAATATCGCGATCGGGCCCGCGGGGACGCTCCGACGTCGGATCTTCCGGACGACCGCGAACGGGATCCAGTACCGCGAACTATTCACGCTGACCAACAACACGACGACGACGCTCCTTGACGTCGAATCCGATTCAAACCTTGGGGGCTCCCCGCTGCCCGGGCAAGGCACACCGGGGACGGGCGCGACCGCGGGGACGATCCTTCCGACCCCGATCGGGTCGACGACGCTTCAAGTCGTCGAGCTTGGTTGGTTTGCCGCGGCGGGCGGTTGGGCGATCATCGGGTCGTTGTCGCTCCTGATTCGCTACACGGGCAAGTCGGCCGCGAGCGGGGGCGGGTTGCTCACGGGGATCCCCGCGTCGGGGGTTGGCGCGATTACGGCGTCAATTGCCGCGGGGGAAATCGTCGCGCCCAGCCCCGCGCTATTCGGCGTGTCGCCCGTCGTGCCCGTGACGCTCGGGGACGCGATCCAATTGATCGCCCAAGTCGACGACGTGCCCGCGCAAACGGCGATCGCCGCGGTCGAGGGGGGCGACGGAATCATTGAGCATTACATACAGGATCGACGACTGAGCGAAGCGGGCGCCCACGCTCGCGGGCTCGCGGAGCTTGAACTATTCAAGACGGTCGAAACGCAATTGTCATACACGACCCACGACGTCGAGACAAAAAGCGGGCGAACGGTCCACGTCGATCTACCGGCCCCAACCAATATCGCGGGCGACTTTTTGATCCAACGCGTGACGATTGACGACGTCTCGATCGCGAAAAATTGGTACCCGCGGCGAAGCGTCCAAGCGTCGACGACGCGATTTAGCTTTGAAGATGTTTTGAACCGGATCCTTTTGGAGCAACACTAACCATGGCGAACGTCGTTAAGCATCGTTTCGTGAGCGCAAAAACGGACGGGGCCGACGCGTCGCAAGTCCAACCGTCGCATTGGAACGACGGTCATTTATTCACGGGCGGGAACGCTGGCGACTTACTGACGCGCGATCCGACCGACGCGACATTTGGCGCGAAATGGGCGCGAGCGTCGCGCGTCACGTCGTGGACGGGCACGGGAACCCCGTCAATCGCCGCGGACGGGTCCGCAAATTTTCTCGTGGTCAATTCGTCGGTCGATGCTGCCTTACATGGCGTGGCGCCCGTCTCGGGCGCGTTTGTCGACGGGACGCGGTTGGACATTCTGAACATTGGGACCGGGACGGTTGTGCTGGTCAATACGTCCGCGTCGGTCGCTAACGGAAAATTTCTCAATCATTCGTCGGGCCAGTTTGCGACGCAAATCAAAGCGGCCGACGCGGCGGGCGGGGGAACCGCGGCGTATATATGGAACGGCGGGTACTGGCGAATGGTCGCGCACGAGCAATGCGGCCCGCTATCGCTCGCCTTTACTAATGCGAATTTTGCGGGCTTTACCGCGACGACCCCCGTACAGGATTTCTATTTGCACGGCCGCGACGCGCGGATCCGATTCAACGCGAACACGACCGTACCCGCCCAAGTCGGGTCGCTCGGGATCACGGGTTGGCCCTTTACGTTTGCGCCGGGGTCGGGGCACGTCTTGCCGATGCTGACCGCGGGGACGCCAACCCATCCCGGTTGGGGGATCGATATCGTCGTGCCGTCCGCGGCACGGTTGGATTTGTATCTGTCGACGTCGGCCCCGTGGCCCGCGGGCTCGTATACCGTGATTTTCGACGTGACGATCCCAATTCTCTAACGGGGACGCGGCGGGGGATTGCGATCCATCCCGCCCGCCCCGACGAACACAAACCACGCGACCGCGAGAATTAGGACGACCGTAAGCGCGATCCAAAGCATGGCCGGGATTGTAACGCCGCTCGTCGTCGCGTTTTCAGGATGAGGGGGTCGACCGTGGCTCGATTGTTGTTGCTCCTGTTCGCGCTCGTCTGTTTTGTGCTCGCCGCATTGCCGCTCGGGGAACCGTACCGGTCGCGTCTCACCGCGGCGGGGCTCGCGTTTCTCACCGCGTCTATGATCCCGTGGCCGGTTGTCTGACGCGCGGAATGGGCGACCCGTTGCCGCGCGCGGCGTGGCTCGTCCGTTCGCGAGCTTTCGCCTAAAAAATAGGCGCAAATAGGCACGTTGGGGCGGGGACGTGGGGCGGGGAAACGTCGAAGTCATTTAGACGCTAGTAGTTACGCGGTCGGGCGCCGCTCTCCTAAGGCGGGGGTCGGCCGTTCAAATCGGCCCGGGCGCACCAATAGAATCAAGGACTTACAGGAAATGACGTCAACCGGTCCCGCCCCAACCCCTATTTAGAAATACTTAAAATTAGGCCGAAATATGCAAGGTCGCGAAACGTGGGGCGGGGACTGGGGCGGGGAAAAAAGCGAAAGTCCGAATCGGACGTGCCCCGGGCCCGCGTTGACCTAACCCGGACGCTTGGGTTATTCTTACGTCAATGACGGTATATCCCTGTAAGACGTGTGGGCACGAACACGGCGAGCATCAAATGCGGATCGGGCAACGCGGAAATTACCGCCCGTGTTGCGTCGCAAGGTGCGCGTGCACTAGTTGGGTGAGCCCGTTGTTTCGCAGAAAGAATCCCCATGCAGTCGCGTTAGGACGTCGCGGGGGCGCGTCGACGTCGTCCGCGAAATCCGCGGCCGCTCGCGAGAATGGCAAAAAGGGCGGGCGCCCGCGCCAAAAAGAGCGTTAACGCTTCGATTTCTTTTTGTAGTTCAACGATCCGCCGTGCCGCTTCGGGCCGCGCGAGCGCGACGAGCATAGATCGGCCGCTTGGCGCGAGCAATTTTGTCGCGGTTGGGGTTGGCGCGTGCCCGTTTCGTTCCGCTCGACGTCGAGCGGCCGCGTCCCGTATTGCCTGTCCGCGTTTCGCGCTCGATTCTTTCCCCTTAGCCGTCTTGTAAAACGCTCGCATTTTCGCGCCCATTTTTCGGCGCCCTTCGGGGGTTTGGGTCCAATGCATGACGGATCCTTTCGCTTGGGGTTGACGGGGCTATCTGACCAATCGAAGTCGCTTGGGGGCCGCGGGCGCGGGGATCGCGGGGACGCTCGTATAGGTCGCGGTCGCTTTCGCGATCGCGTCCGTGACGCGCTCCGAGACGGCGCCAACCGTGTACCGTTTCGTCATTTCCAGCGTTGCGTGTTGGAGCAATTCCGAGACGGCCCGAATATCGCCCGTCCGTCGATACATTTCCGACCCGAAGGAATGCCGCAAGTCGTACGGTTTGCAGCGGGGCGGAAGGTTGTCAAGCTCCGCGAGCCACGACCGGTCGCCGCTTTCGTCCGCGTGACGCGTTGCCGTTTTTTTCGCCCGCTCGATCCCGACGCGCCACGTCTTGCCAATGCTCGCGTTGGAGTACGACTGTCCGAACAACCCTGCGGCCGCAAAGTCGCGGAGCGCGTCGACCGCGGGCGGAAGTAACGCGACCCAAGCTCCGTCCGCGCCCCCCTTGCCCTTGCGACGCCGCCGCAGATAGATCCGCGCCGATTTCAATTCCAAGTCGCGCGGGCGGATCCGGCGAAGCGTCGCGGGCGCGATCCCCGTCCATGCCATGACGCGCAAGCGGATTTTCGTCACGCTGACGTCCGGGCGCGTCCCGCCGCGCTCGGCGCGCCCGTGACCCGTGAGCGAATCGAGAATGAGACGGACGATCCGGATCGGAATGTCGCGGGGCTCCTGCTCGGGCTCGCGGAGAAATTTGATCGCGTCGGTCGGGGCGACGACGTCGACCCCGTCGAGCGCGTGAAAAAGCTTTCGCAACCGCGACAGTCGCTTGTTGACCGTGGCGACCGCGGCCCCCGCTTCGATCCAGCGGGAAATTTGCGCGACAACGTCGAGTCGCACGAGCGACGCTCGCGCCATTAGTCCTAATGGGGACTCGATCCAGTGCTGAAGTACCCAACCGCTTTCCGTCTTGTACTTCCCGTCTGGTAGCGTCGCGAGATACGCGGGAACGTCGGCCGCGAGCGATCCGCGGACGGCCGCGGCGGGCCGCGCGTTAATCAGATCCTTCTTGGCGCCGTGTTGCCATGCGATCAGGACGTTAACGTCGGTCCCCAACGGGAACGTTTCGGTTTTGCGTTGTTGCGTTCCGTCGCGCGAACTGCCGATCCGGACTTCGGCAAAGAGATTCGCCCCTTCCCGATAGATCCCGGGGGCGATCGGGATTTTTGATTGTTGACGTGCCATGGCCTGTATCCCTGTAACCGTGTATGTGCGCGGACGACCGCGAGCGCGCGTCTATATCACGCGCGGGCCTAATTCTAACGCAAATTAGGGCGATTTAGCGTTTCTTAGTGCGGAGAGACGGCCGGACGGTCGGTTGTTTCGCCAGCCACGCAAGGAGCCCCGCGACGGGCACGCGGAGATCACTTTGCACGCGAATCACGGGAATTTCGCCGCGGTTAATGAGCTTGTACAGGGCGGTTTTCGACACACTGAGCTTTTCCGCCGCTTCGCTTAGGCGGTATAGCAGTTTTTCTGACATTGCCGTCCGGGGTCGTGGCGCGGTCGCCAATTACCCGTATTGCTCAATTCTAGTTAAGAAATTTGACATCTATTGCGGTCATGCGTAAAACACGAACATCCCCGCTCGCTTTTAGGTATTTCCGCTCCAGTACGACTACTAGCGACCGTATCCGTTCGCTAGTGATCGCGTGAAAGGGGGCCACCACCGTGCCCGCTCATTCCGTCGCCGTCTCAGTCACCGATTTATCGAGCTTGCCGCTCATTCTCACGTTGGCCGAAATCGCGAAAATCTACCGGATTTCTGCGTCGACGATTCGCCGTGGGTTGCAGAATGGGACGTTTTCCCCGCGCCCGTGGGACCGCTATCCGTACCGCTGGCGACGCGACGATATCGCCGCGGATTTGACCCGACGCCGCGACGAGCAACCGCATAAAGCCCACGGTTTCGCCGCGACGCGAGCCCGTCGACCCGCGAAAGCGGGACTGGAACCGCGGCGATCAACGCGTTCCGCCTAAGCCCCCCGCGTTTTTCCCCAAGGGGGTCGATCGTGAAATGGTTTCAATTGGACGCGGACGCGCCCGACGATCCGAAAATCCGCGCGGTCGTGCGCGCCCTCGGGGTTGAAGGTTTCGGCGGGCTCGTCGGGCTCTGGTGCCACGTCGCCAAACACGGCCGACGACCCGGGCAAGCGATCGATTCGCGCGGGGCTCCGCTCCCCGTGGACGACCTAGTCGCCGCAACGGGGCTCCCCGCGGAGAAATTCAACGAGCTTGTCGACGTCTGCACGCGGACGGGCCATTTCCGCCGCGACGCGTGGCAAATGTACCGGGGGATCTGGATCCCCGCCATGGAACGACGCGCCGATCGGTACGCGCAACGCGTCGCCAAGTCCGGACAAATGCCGCTCGATTGGACAGGGGCGCAATCGTGACCGTGCCTATTTTTGGCGGTTTTGTGCGTACTTTGTGCCCCTACAACACAAGACAGTACAAGACAAGAAGATCGCGCCGTGGATCGAGATAAAAGGGAACAGTAGATCGCGTCCAAAAATTGTCGCCCAAATTGGCGATCGCTCAATTGTTGCAACTGGTTAGCTTGTGGAAATCCTGTGGAAATCCTGTGGAAGGGGAAAAAGCTATGACGACGATCCGCAATGGTTTACTCGTCGCGCTCGTCGCCATGGCAACCATGGCCATCCGATGCGGGGACACGATCGTCAACGTCCCGACCGCTCCGCAAACCGTCGAACCAAAAAAGCCCGACGTCGTCACGACGACGATCGAATTTCGCGCCCTCGGCAATCCGTCGTCCGTCCGCGTGCGATATAGCAGTCCCGCCGATGGACTGACGCAAGTCGTGACGACGCTCCCGTACTCGAATCGATTCACGACGACGGAGACGAGCCTATTTCTATCGCTCGACGTGACGCCGCTTGGGTACACCGTGATCGCGAATCCGTTTCTCGGAATTCAAATCGTCGTGGGCGGCACGACGTTTCGGGAAGCGACGTCGAGCGAATTTCTCCTGAATCCGTTGTCCGTGAGTGGGACATGGCGACGGTAACAGCCCGATCGTCGAAACCCGATCGGGCCGCGCGGAGCGCGTGGGCGCGGTACGTGGGGCTCGTCGCGCCCCGCAGTAAGTACGGGGCTAAACCGACGACCGTTGACGGGATCCGCTTCGACTCGACGAAGGAAGCGCGACGGTACGGCGAATTGCGGTTGCTCGAAAAAGTCGGGGCGATCCGCAATCTCGAAACGCAACCGCAGTACCCGATCGACGTCGTCGAGCTTTGGCGCGCGGCGTACGGCCGCGGGCAATTCGGGGCCGTCGTCCGTTGCGGAGTGTTTACGGCCGACTTTCGGTACGTCGATACGCAAACGGGCGAAGTCGTGATCGAAGACACGAAATCGGCCCCGACGAAAACGACCGCGTATCGGTTACGAAAGCGACTCGTCGAAGCGATTCACGGCGTCACGATTTCGGAAGTCTGAAAGGGGCCAGTGTCGATTTTTCCGGTCGTGCTTCGGTGTCCGCAATGTCGGTACCGCTGGCTCGCGGCGACGGTCGACCGCGACCGTTGGTGGGCCGCGGGCGTGACGCCCGACAAGATCGCGACGCTTTGGTACTGCCCGAAATGCCGGACGCGCCCGCCGATGGGGGTTGAAAAATGCGAGATCGACAAAGCGCAATCGGCCCGAAGGGGGCGCGACGCGTGAGCCAATGGTTAGAACCGCGGCGACAAATGCGCCTATTCGATTGGACGTGTAGCGCGTGCGGGCTCACCGGGGTCGCGGTTGCGCTCAACGATGACCACGACCCCGGGGAACGCGTGTACCTGTCGCACAAAGCGATTCAACCGCGCCAGTTGGCGCGTCGTTGCCAGCATCCGTCGTTGACGTGGAAAGTCCGCGACGCGAAAAACTACAGGCAAAAAAAGGGGGAACCTATGACCGACGAGAAACGACCCGACCGACCCGACAACGATCTAGTCCGTCCCGAACGCGCGAAACCTGAAGAATTGCGCGATTGGGAAACCGTACAGCAAAACGAAAACGACGAAACCCACCGCTTACGGATCGCTGGCGGTTGGCTGTATCGCACGGTCGTCGGCGCGACCGACTCCGTTGCGATGGTGTACGTGGCCGATACGGACGGCTAAATGATGTTTTGCCCGGAGCCCGGTTGCGGAACGCTCGTCGTACGGGGTCGTTGCCCCGTACACGCGCGGGCCGTCGACCGGGAACGCGGGTCGCGGCAATCGCGCGGGTACGGCAACCGTTGGGCGCGTCGCTCGTTGCTCTTTCGTCGACGGTACCCGCTCTGCGGGATGCGACCCGGAGCCCGCCCGCCGGTCATGTCGCGTTGTTACGACGAGCGGCGTACGACGCTCGCGGACGTCGTCGACCACGTCACGCCCCACAAGGGCAACGCGGGTTTGTTTTGGGACGAATTAGAAAATTGGCAGTCGTTGTGCGCGGCGTGCCATTCGCGCAAGTCGAGCGCGGGATTCTGATATGCAACGGTGTTTATTTTGCTCGGGCGACGCTGGCGAACCGGACCATTGGCAGAAATGCGACGGGCGACAGGGCCGACTAGAAGCGGCGATCGCGGCCCGTCGCCCGCCGATCGAATTCAGGAGCGCGTACAACCTCTGGCCGCGGCCGTGGACGCGCGACAATCCCGCGTTTATCGGGCTCCGCGAAGAAACGATCGGGGTCATTTGTGACGACACGATCAACGACGCCATGGTCAAAGCGTTGTGGCGTGTGCTCGACGACGGCGACCCACATTACGGGCACGACGTAATCAAAGCGTTAGAAATCGAGACGTGGTTTCCGGATGGGTTGTCGCGTAGTTCGAAAGAGCGTTTCGTGCGAAAGATTTTTGATACGGGCGTCGCGCGTGGCTACCCGCTTTGCAGCGGAAATTACGGGTACGCGATCGGGGACGCGGACATGCTCGACGCCGCGGCGAAGCGCGAGCGCGCGCTAGAACGTGGCGCTGGCAACAAGGCGGAAGCGTTCGAACGGTTGGCAACCGCTATGCGGAAACGGTCAGCATGACGCCCGGGGATCGGGTCTGGTATCGCGTCTCCGGGTTGGGCGACGTCCCGCCGATCTGGTTAGCGGTCGTCGTCGTGCACGTCACGGCGACCCGTGTTGGCGTCCGGGCTGGCCGTTCCCGGGTCCGGTATGTGAGCCCGTCCCGACTGACGACCGACGCGCCCCCGCCCGACGTGACGGTTATTGGCAGTATTTCCGGGGCAGATTCGATCGTGCACATGCCTAAGGGGACCGTCTGAAATGGGGACCGTTTGTACGCCCCTGTGGGGCCCGAATTGCCCCGAATTGGCGCCAACTACCCGGGCCGCGATTGCGCGCCCCACGGGCCGAATTGGCGCCCCCCGTGCACGACCCCCGGGGGGGTATGTCGCGGCCGACGCGCAAGGAGAGGGGGGACCGGTCCCCGCCCTCGCGCACGTTTTCGCGAAAAACATGCAGAAACCCCAATGAAAATGGGGTCAAAAATGGGGTCAAAACGTCAAAAACAGGCCGAAAATCGAGAAATCGCGAAAATAGGCCGGAAACCGCGGTTTCTTGGGGGTTACTTCCGGTTTTGGGCCGGGAAATGAGGGGGAATATGCAGGGTATGTATAACTTGCCCGGGCGGATCGTGGTGTGTCCCCCCGCGGAATTCCCGTCGTTGTTCGTCGACGACCTGTACGGCACGTGTGCCATGTGCGGGGTCCGCGTCCGGTTTCGCCCACACGCGCCCGCCCCGCGGTCGCTCGTGTGTCTCGTGTGCTTTTTCGTCCACGCGGACGACGGGCAAGTCTGCGAAATGACGGGCGACTCGTTCGACGAGCTTTCCGCGCTCGCGGCCAGCGTGCCGAAATGTTGAAAATCATCGTCGGGTTGTGTCGGGCGGTCGGACTCTGTCGGCACGACGACGCGATCCGCGAGCGGATCAACGGGGTTTGGTACTTCGTGTGCGATTGCGGGTACCGTGTCCCCATGGTGCGACGTCGCCCGCGGTTGCGGCCGTGATCGGGATCGCGATCGTGATCGCGTTGAATCTGTACGTGTCCGCGCGGTTGGTCGTCAGTCTGCGGCGGATTAGCGCGCAAATGGCGGTACTGACGCTCCGGGTAACGTCGCTCGTCGAAACGCTCGAGACGCCCGCAGAGGTGGCCGAGTTAAAACACAAGCTCGACGTCTCCAAGGAGCCGACGTAATTGGGCAATTGGAATTCGGGCCGACGTCCGCAACCGTCCGCGTTGAAAGTGTTACGCGGCAACCCGGGCAAGCGGCCGATCAATACGGACGAGCCCACGATCCCGCCCGCCGATCCGGGGTTTGACAACCCGCCCGCGGAGCTTGCCGACGACCCGGGCGCGTCGGCCGAATGGCGACGGGTCGCGCCGATCCTTCGGGCCGCGGGGCTCGTTTCGGAAACGGAGCGGGCCGCGCTCACGGCCCTTTGCCAGCAATGGTCGCGCTATCTGGCCGCGCACGCGCAAGTAATCGCGCTCGGCATGTGTATCGAAACGACGAAAGCGGTTCCGATCCCCAATCCGTATTTGCTCGTTGCGGATCGGGCCCTTACCCATTGCGCGCGTCTCTGGTCGGAATTGGGGTTGACCCCTTCGGGCCGCGCGCGCGCTCGTAAACTGCCGTCGTCGTCCCCGGACGGAAAGAAACCGTCGAAATGGGCGGGGTTGTTGACATGAGTCGGCCGAAATGTCGCCACAAACCCATACGCGATTTCAAAACACCGGACGGCCGGGAATGGGTTTGCTCGTCGTGCGGCCGTGTCGATATTTGGCGGGATGGTTGGAGCTATTACGGATCGGTTGGTTGTCGCAAATGCGGAAATGAACCGGCGATCGAGTTTGTCGCTTGTTCGACGAAATGCGCGAGTACCCGAGAAATAGAGCAATGAGCGGCAACGGGCCCGGGCGGAAAGTCGAAATTATCAACAAGCTAACCCATACAAAAGGGCCATTCGCGGGGCAACCGTTCAATTTACGGACGTGGCAGAAAAACAAAATCATCCGACCGTTGTTCAAAATCAACCGCGCGACGGGGAAGCGCCAGTACCGCCAATGCTTACTCATGATCCCGCGCAAAAACGGCAAAACGGAATTGATCGCCGCGCTCGCGATCGACGGGTTGTTGTTCGATGGGGAGATTGGCGCCGAAGTCTACTCCGCGGCCGCGGACAAGGATCAAGCGTCGTTAGCGTTCAACGTCGCCGCGCAAATGATCCGGAACGATCCCGACCTGTCGGCTAGTTGCGATATTCTCGACTCGCAGAAACGGATCGTTCATCACAAAACCGGATCGTTTTACCGCGCGATTTCCGCCGAAGCGTATTCGAAACACGGGTTTTCGGCATCCCGCATCCTGTACGACGAACTAGGGTCCGCACCCACTCGGGAATTGTGGGATGTATTGACGACGTCGACGGGCGCCCGGGCGCAACCGCTCACGGTCGCGATTTCGACCGCGGGATATGACCGCCATTCGATCCTGTACGAACTCTATTCGCACGCGAAACGCGTGGCGGAACGTCCCGAACTCGATCCGTCGTTTCTCCCGATCATTTACGAAGCGTCGACGGACGCGGATTGGACGAGCGAAAAAGTATGGCGCGCGGCCAATCCTGCCCTTGGGGATTTCCGATCGCTCGACGAAATGCGTACCGCGTGCGCGCGAGCCCGCGAAATCCCCGCTCAGGAAAATACGTTTCGTCGGTTGTACCTGAACCAATGGACCGAACAAGCGGCCCGCTGGATCGCCATGGAGAAATGGGACGCGTGCCAATGGCCGATCGATCGGGCCGCGCTCCGCGGGCGACGATGCTTTGTCGGGCTCGACTTGTCGTCGACAACCGATCTAACGGCCGCAGTCGCCGTCTTTCCGGACGGGGAATTCTTCGACGTGTTGCCCCATTTCTTCATACCCGCGGAGCGGATCCCGCAACGGGTCGCCCGCGACCGCGTCCCGTACGACCAATGGACCCGCGACGGGTTGATCACGGCGACCCCCGGGCCCGCGGTTGACTACGATTACGTCCGAAATTTGCTCGTCGAATGGGACGAAGAATTCGACGTCCGGGTTATCGCGTACGACCCGTGGAACGCGACAGATTTGGTTCATAGGCTCGAAAAGCAGGATGGGTTTACGTGTGCGAAAACGCGACAAGGTTTCGCGACCCTGTCGGCCCCGAGTAAATCGCTGGAAAAAGCGATCGTCTCGAAACGGATCCGCCACGACGGGCACGCGGTTTTACGCTGGAATATCGCGAACATGTCGGTAGAATCGGACGCGGCGGGGAACATCAAACCGTCGAAAGAGTTTTCAACGGAACGGATCGACGGCGGGTACGCGTTGATCATGGCGATCGACGCCATGGAGCGGAACGACCATACCCCGCCCCCGTCGTATCAAATGATGGTTTTCGGACGCTGACAAATGGCGAATCGACCCGGGCGCCCCCCGTTAGACCGTTGCGATAAGTCGGTCGTCGTCTCGCTCGCCATGCCGGGACGCGTGTTCGACCGCGTCTACGCCCGGGCGCAATACGAGCGGTTGACCGTCCCTGAAATCATCCGGCGCGCGTTGCGTAATTCTGACAATAAAAAAGTAGAAACTAACGACGCGTAACACGCTGGCCCCAGACTCTTTCGCGTCGTGATCTATCACGGGCACGCGGTTTTGCACGTCAAAGCGGCCGATGGGCCGACGCGTCGCATTTCAGGCACCGCCACGACCGCGAGCCCCGATCGCTCGGGCGATATCGTCGACCCGGGCGGGGCGACGTTTACCAACCCGATCCCGCTACTTTGGCACCATGACAAGGAACGTCCGATCGGGATCGCCACGCTCCGGACCCCGACGCGCGACGGTATCCGATTCGACGCGACGATCCCGACCGTCGACCAACCCGGGCCGCTCCGCGACCGGATCGACGACGCGTGGCAGTCGATCAAAGCGGGACTCATTACGGGCGTTTCGGTCGGGTACCGCGTGTTAGACGGCGGGCTCGAAATTCTCAAATCGGGCGGGCGACGCTTTACGCGGACGGAAATCTGCGAAGTGTCGCTAGTGACCGTGCCCGCCAACATGCACGCGACGATCGACGTCATCAAATCCTTAGATTCGGCGTTTCTGGCCGCGACCGGCCCGACCCCGTCCGGCGTTTCGGACATTCCCAAAGTCTACGCGCGCCCAAAGAGCGCGCCCGCCATGACGACACAAGAAAAAATCCAGAATTTCGAGAACTCGCGCGCGGCCAAAGTCGCCCGAATGGGCGCGATCCTTGACGACCAGAAAGACGCGACCTTGCCCGACGACAGGCGGGAAGAATACGACGGGCTCGCGCTCGACGTGAAAGCGATCGACGGCGACCTAGTCCGACACCGGGAATTGGAGAAACTCCAAACCGCGAGCGCGACGCGGATCGTTCCGACCCCGGGCCCGCAACCGCGAACGAGCGTCGTCTCCGTGCGCGCCAACGTCCCGCCCGGGACCGCGTTTGTCCGGGCCGCGTGCGCGAAACTCGTTTGCAATGGCAATTTGAGCGAAGCGGCCGAATACGCGAAACGTTGGGACGCGACGACCCCCGAAGTGTCGTTGTACTTGAAAGCGGCGATCGCGCCCGGGACCGCGACGGACGCGGCATGGGCGGGCCCGCTGGTCAATCAAAACATTGCGGCCGACTTTGTCGAACTACTCCGGCCCGCGACGATCCTTGGGAAAGTCCCCGGGCTCCGTACCGTCCCGTTCAATACGAAAGTCCCGTCGCAAACCGCGGGCGGCACGTACGGATGGGTCGGAGAGTCGAAACCGAAACCCGTGACCAAACTCGCATTTGCCGCGGTCACGCTGGACATTGCGAAAGCGGCGGGGATCATCGTCTTGACGGAAGAATTGGTCCGTCTTTCGAGCCCGTCCGCGGAAGATTTGGTCCGGCGCGACATGATCGCGGGGATCGCGCAATTCCTCGACGCGCAATTTATCGATCCCGCGGTCGCGGCCGTCGCGGGCGTCAATCCCGCGTCGATCACGAACGGCGCCCCAACCGCGGCCGCGTCGGGCGCCCCGCTCGCGGACATCATGGGGTTGATCAATCATTTCGCGACCAACAACATTGGGGTCGACGGCGTGACGTTCATTCTGTCCGCGGCCAACGCGCTTGCGTTGTCGTTCCGCTCCAATGCGGACGGATCGCCCATGTTCCCGGGGCTCACGATCCAAGGGGGCAGTTACAAGGGGTTGACGTTCATTGCGAGCCAAGCGGCCGGAACCAACGTCATTGCCCTACAACCCGCGTTGATCCTGTACGCGGACGACGGCGGGGTCACGATCGACGCGTCGCGCGAAGCGTCGTTGCAAATGGATTCGGCGCCCATGTCGCCCGCGGACGCGACCACGGTTTACGTGTCGCTCTGGCAAAACAATTGCGTCGGGCTCCGTGCGGAGCGGTACGTCAATTGGAAGCGTGCCAACGCAAACGCGGTCAAATACCTCACGGCCGCGAATTGGCCCGCCCCGTCCGGCGCGGTCATGTCGGCCGAAACGCCCGACGCGCCACACGCGGCCCGCGCCCGGTCGTAACACGCTTTCCCCCCGCGGGGCGCGTCACGCGTCGGACGCGCCCCGCGCACGGGATCGGCCCCAATGCGGTTGGAAATTCTCGGTGTCGAACTGATTGCCCGCAGAGCGGAGAATTTGCGCCCGCTCAATTCCGCGTCGGGCCGCGGCGGTTGGTTTCCGATCATTCGCGAGCCCTTTACGGGCGCGTGGCAGAAAAATGCGGAAATCACGGGCAGTACCGCGTTGTCGTACTTTGCGGTCTATTCCTGCGTCACGTTGATCGCGGCCGACATTGCGAAATTGACCCTTCGGTTGATGCAACGAGACGCCGAAGGGGTGTGGAACGAAGCGACCAACCCCGCGTATTCCCCCGTACTCCGCAAACCGAATCGGTACCAGACGTTTTTGAAATTCGCGGAGCAATGGATCACGTCGAAACTCGTTCAGGGCAATACGTACGTGTTGAAGGAACGCGACAACCGCGGCGTGGTTCGCGCGTTGTACGTGCTGGACCCGACGAAAGTTGTTCCGCTCGTGTCGCAAGACGGCGACGTCTATTACGAACTCCGACGCGACGACCTGAGCGGGATCGCGCCCGGAACGCTCGTCGTCCCCGCGTCGGAAATCATTCACGACCCCATGGTCCCGCTATTCCATCCGTTGATCGGTGTCACGCCGCTTTACGCGTGCGGGTTGTCCGCGCTCCAAGGGATCACGATCCAAACGACGTCCAACAAATTCTTTCAGGGCGGGGCGAGCCCGGGCGGCGTGTTGACCGCGCCGGGGGCCATTTCCGACGAGACGGCCCAACGACTCAAAGACTATTTCGAAACCAATTTTTCGGGCGACAACGTCGGAAAAGTCGCGGTCGTGGGCGACGGGTTGAAGTATGAAGCGTTGACCGTCAACGCGGCCGACGCGCAATTGATCGAGACGCTCCGCTGGACCGCCGAAACCGTGTGCGCGTGCTACCACGTCCCCGCGTTCATGATCGGTGTCGGCCCGCCCCCGGCATTTTCGAGCGTCGAGCCCATGCAACAACAGTATTACAGCCAATGTATTCAGTCGTTGATCGCGTCGTTTGAAACGTCGCTCGACGAAGGGCTCGGGCTCGGTGTGACGAACGATTACGGGACGGAATTCGACATTGACGATCTGATCTACATGGACACGGCGACGAAAACGAAAGCCGCGTCGGACGCGATCGGGGCGGGCGCCATGGCGCCGAACGAAGCGCGGAAAAAGTACTTCGGGTTGGGCAGCGTCAAGGGCGGGGACACCCCGTACATGCAGCAACAAAACTATTCACTCTCCGCGCTCGACGAGCGGGATAAAACCAACCCGCTTGCCGTGGCCCCCGCGCCCGCTCCCGCCGCGATCGCCCCGCCCGCGCCCGTCGCAAAGGGCGCGCGGTTGCGCGCGGTCGCGGCCGCGTTACTCCAAAAAGATTGGGGGGCCGTGACCCATGAGCCCTGAGACGCGGCACCATTCCGAGAAGTGGCACCGTTGTTGGGACGCGGTCAAAGCCAAAGGGCACGACGACCAATCGGCCGCGGCCATTTGTACGGCCGTCTTGGGCGACGAGTCGTACGCGTCCGCGGACGTCTCCGACGACGATCCGTCCGTACTCGTCGACGCGGTTGAGACAGTCGTCAAGACGGCCCTTTCCCCGGTCGTGGCGCGTCTCCGGGCGGTCGAAACGGTCACGGCCGACGTTCCGCCCGTCGTCGGCCGGATCGCCGCTCTGGAAGCCGTAGCGCCCGTCCCGGGCCCCCCCGGGCCCCCGGGCGCGGACGGGCTCGGGTTTGAGGATTCGGCCGTCGAGTACGACGGGGAACGCACGATCACGGTCAAATGGGCGCGGGGCGACGCGCGGCGGGAACTGGCGATGAAATTCCCCGCCATGCTGTACCGGGGCGTGTACGTGCCCGGGAAACTGTACGAGCGTGGCGACGTCGTGACGTGGGCGGGGTCGCTCTGGCACGCGAACGCCGAAACGACGACCCGCCCGGGCGACGGGGCGCCCGCGTGGACGCTCGCGGTTAAACGCGGGCGGGACGGGGGCCGCTAATGACGCTTTGGGCTCCGACCGATCCAGATTTGGTCACGCTCGACGCGGCCAAAGTGCATTTGAATATCACGGACACCGATCACGACGTCGACGTCCAACAAAAGACGACGGCCGCGAGCGCGACGATCCGCGACTATCTGAAAAATTCGAACGACCCGACGTGGACCCCGACGACCGTTCCGCCATGGATCGCGTCGGCCGTGTTGTTGTTGCTCGCGCATTTGTACGAGCATCGGGGGGACGAATTCGGGACGGGCGCGCAAGACAACGACGATCGGGTATGGGACGCGATCGCCAATCTCTGTCGACGGTCGCGCGATCCCGCGCTCGCATAAATGGCGATCGGGGAGTATCGGCACGTCGTGACGTTTCAAACCCCGACGACGGGACCGGACGGGGACGGGGGCGTCACGGAAACGTGGGGGGATTTACTCCCCCGTTGGCACGTCGCGATTCAACCAGCGACCGTCCGCGACTTGGAACGCAACGCCGGGGGCGCGATCGTGGCGACGGCGACCCATATTATCCGCGGGCGGTACCGGTCGGACGTGACGGTCGCCGCGCGAATGGTGTTCGACGGGCGGGTTTTTCGGATCACGGGGATCGCCAACCCGAAAGAGCGCAACCGCGAACTCTGGTTATTTGCGGTCGAAACGGTGTGACCCATGCCGAACAAATTGGTACTTGGCGGATTCAAGGAATTACGGGACGAGCTTGTCGCGTTCCCGCAAACGGTCAACCGTGAATCCGTGCCGATTTTGGAGCGATACGCTCGAGCGACCCAAGCGGAAGTAATCGCCGCGTACCCGATCGTGACGGGCGAACTCCGCGCGGGGGTCAAGGTACTTCAGCGGGCCGCGCGTGGCGTGGCAACGCTGATCACACTGATCACGTCGGCCCCGTACGCGCACATTTTCGAATTCGGTTCCCGGCGCCAGCGTCCGCGGCCGACGTTTCTCCCGATTTCGGAACGGGGCCGACGACAAGGGGTCGTCGCGGTTGCGGATCTAGTGAAGTCCAAAGGGCTCGTCGTGCGGGGCGCCAATGATTGACGCAACCGAAGTCGAGCGGGCGCTAATCGGGAAACTTGCGGCCGATCCCGCGCTCGGGGCCGCGTTGCCGGACGGGGTCTATTACGACGTGGCGCCGATCGGGGCAACGAAGTTTGTGATCGTCAGTCTCTCGACGAGTCGGGGCCTGTACGAACTCAACGACGCGGAAACGTTCCGCGCGTTCATTTACGTCGTAAAAGCGGTTGCGCTCGGGCCCGCGGGCGACACGGTCGCGGCCGCGGACAAGCGCATACAAGAACTCGTCGATCGGCAACCGCTTGACGTCACGGCCGCGGGCGCGTCGTTGATGGTCGCGCGTTGGGTCGATCGCATTCGGTACACGGAAACCGCCAACAACGACGTTTGGCAACACCGGGGCGCGCGATACGAAATCATGGTCACGCCCGCATAAGGGGGAGCAATGGCACGACGACATGGCAGTAAAGGATCGGTCGAAATGGATCCGACCGGGGGCGCGACCGCGGTTGCCGTCGCCGCGCTCAATTCGTGGTCGCTCGATCTGGCCCGCGATCGCGCGGACGCGACGTGTTTTGGCGACACCAACAAAGTGTACGTCCAAGGATTGCCCGACATTAAGGGCGACCTTGGCGGGATTTGGGACGAAGTCGAAAGCCAAGTCCTATTTGGTGTCGCCCTTGGGGACATCGCCGTCTTGCTCAAACTCATTCCGTCGACGCTCGCCCCGACGTACCTGTTTACGGGGCTCGCGTATCTCGACGCGGGGATCGAAGTCGCGCACGACGGCGCGATCACGGTCAAAGGATCGTACGTGGGCGCGGGCCCGTGGACGATGGAACCGTCAACCCCGTAATCGGGCGCCATGCAGTACCGCGGGATCCGGGGCCGCGTCGCGGCGGTCAAATGGGCGTATTACAACGCGGCCGCGGTCGAAGGGTACGCCGTGACGCGCGACGCGCGGAATGTGTGGACCGTGACGGGCGGGCTCGTCCCGGGCGCGGTCGACGCGTACAAGCTCGCCCAACGGCCGCTCTTTTTCGTCGCCCCCTTCAAGGGGGGCGCGTGGCGATGGGAAATCGAGTCGATCGCGCTCCTCGACGGGGGCCGCTTTACGGCCCGCTTGGGGCCAATGACGACAGAGGGGGCCAATGGGATCACGCGTCCGACGACCCGAAATTGAAACGTTGCCGATTTCGGGGGGCGATTCGCTCACGGTCAAAAAGTTTCTGACCGCGGGCGAATTCCGCGAGCTTATCCGCGCGTCGACGAAACCCGTTCGTCTGGACGCGACGACCGCGGCGACGGGCAAGGATCTATCGTTCGAAATCGACCCCACGGAAAGCGGGATCGCGATGATCCTCGCCTACTTGCTCGATTGGACGTTTACGGATTTTGACGGGCGCCCCGTTGTGAT